AGGAAAGTTATTTTTAAGTTTTTCAGCTGCAGCTGTAGCACCCTCAGCATGTCTTACTAAAACTGTAGTTGGTGTATTAAAACCTTCTCTTTGGAATACAACTTGATTGTACCATTTATCTCCACAAATATCATGACATTTTGTAGAGTTGATTACTGTATAACCTTCTTCTTCTAAGTTATTAATAGTTACCCACCAAGAACGATTGCCTGTTTTTACTGTAGAACCTAAACCTCTGGCCATAACTAAAGTATCTTTTGGATTAATCTTAAATGGTTTTTCATATTCAGCATCAGACTTCATTGTAGGAAGTTCTACTTTTCCATCTTCTCCAACTGGAAAAGAATATACTAATTTACCATCGCCTTCAGATTCCATATATGAACCAGAAAACTCAGCAAGGAATACATCTAAACCCATACTCTTTGCAGTTTTACGAATCATAGGCCCTGTTTCATTTGGGTCTAGGGGATCATCATGTGAAAGAATTAACAACTTATATGGTTGTTGTTTTTCTTCCTCAGTAATGAATGACTTGAATTTTTCCAAGATTAACCCTCTCGTTTCTTTCCAATATTATATTTAGTTTCAAGAGTCCATTCATCTTTTTCTTTAAATGAAATTATTTTAATCTGACTTAAAGGAGCTGCTGGTTCTAAACTTCCTTTGACATCTACCAAACCCCAGTCGCCTAATAGTTTGCCGATTGTGTTTCGTCTTGCAATATCATTCTCACTTAGATTGGTATCTTTACCATCTAGTGCAAATAACTCTTTAAAATGTACAATAAAATATTTACCTTGTTTGTGTAATATATGACACGATTGATATAGTTTTCGTTCTTTCCTAGAAGCGACACCTATACGAGATAATGTTTCTCGTATCTTTAGAAAGTCATCTGGTTCTTTTAAAACGACTTCTAGCATCTGCTCTGGTTTCCAGTTAATGCTTTCCATTTCTTCCACCTTTGTCCAAACTATTTTTAATAGTTTTTATCTGTTCATCATTAAGTATTTTAAGAGCAGACTTTGCTTTTTCATTATTATATCCATAATACTCTTTAACATACTCTAGATTCTTTTGTTTACTCGCCTTCAGCCAAGGAGTGTATCTTTTCCTTGTTCGTAAACTATTTAGTAAAAAATCAAACTGTAACTTTTTATCTAGTTGGTGGTGTATATTCATCTCATTGACAAGCATAATTGTGTCTGGAAATGGTGCAAGACACTTGTTTACAATGAAAGGTGGGTATTTCTTTTCCCACATTTCATCATCTGTGTCCATAAGGTTCTTCTTCTCGTGGTTTATTGAATTTAGATAGTCTTTTAACTCATAACTCATTTAAACTTTGCCTGACCCATGATCTCAGTCATACATGCAAGTAAGTTTATTTCTTGGTCTGATACAAATGCGGCTTTGTACTGATACTCAGCAAGTATAACAACAACATGGGGGATAGTAGAACCATCCAGATTATCATAAAGGGAATCGTAAATACGGCGAAAAATACGAACTGCATCATTATCAAGGTTGTGTACAATCCACTTTCTAACATTGGTAAACTCTTTGTCTTTAAGTGATTGCATAAGTTCATTGATATTACTTTCTGATATGTTCACAAGAACACCAGCATCTATTATACCAGACACAGAGTATCTTTGTAGTTCATTAAGAACCCTTCTCCAATCTGGAAAGAACTTATTCATAAGTTCTGCAACAGCCTTAGGTTCAAACTTTACGTTCTCTTTATTTAGAATATCTCCAACCCTTGTAAAAAACTTAGATGCAAGTTTAGGTTTCTGACTATTAGGAATAATAAAGTCTACTACAGAACATCTGGAGTGAAGTGGTGGTATAAGTCTGTTCTTGTAGTTACAAGTAAGTATGAATCCACAGTTCTTGTGAAATTCTTCCATGAACCCACGCAATGCTGGTTGCGTGGATTGAGGATTTAAGTAGTCTGCCTCATCTATGATTAGGTATTTTCTACCACCCTCAAGTGAAACAGTTGATGCAAAGTTTTTGATCTTGGTTCTAAGTACGTCTATACCAGACTCCTCTGAACCATTTATCATCATATAAGTTGCACCAATTTCTTCAATCATTGCTTTCGCAACTGTGGTTTTACCCACACCTGGCCCACCAGACAAGATTAGATTTGGTATATGTTTGTCTTGAACAAATAATCCAAATGTCTTCTTTAGTTCGTCTGGTAAAATACAATCATTGATTTTAGTTGGTCGATATTTCTCGACCCATAAAAAAGTTTCCATAATATAATCCTTTCAACTTAAACTGTGTAAGTTGATTCAGGCTCAAGTGCAATCCAATACTCAATATCATAACTCTTATTCTTATAGTGACTGATATTCTTAGATGAAATCTCTACATCATATGTACCATCAAGTAACTTCATGTTCTCTACTTTGAAGAAAAAGTTAAACTGACCTTCTCCATTTGTATCAACATCAAGAGAATAATTATTTGCAGTATCATTCTTTTTGTCTTTTACAGTAAGAGAAGAAACATTATCTTTTCTTTCAAGAACCATATCTGGAGCTCCTATTGCAGCTGCAGCACGTTTTAATTTAGACAAGTCTTCATTACTCATAGTAAACTTGACTTCTTCTGATGGCATAGTAATCATTTTACTAGGACTTGTTACAACTGATGGGTCTGAATAGAAATACTTCATCTTAGTTGTAGGTTTAGTTTCTTCACTAATCATAACATAACTGTCATTAAAATCAAGAATAGGACTACTGAATAAAGACAATGCACCTAGAAATTCATTCAAGTCATAGATTGCAATTTCTTGTGGAAAGGTTTCTTCTACCTCAGCCTTTGCAACGATATTCTTCATTGCAGACATAGTTGCGATTGTGTTTCCCTCTTTAATCACTAGATTTTGATTAATAGTTGAAAAGTTCTTCAATACAGAAGTTGTGTTATTACTTAGTTTCATTATTTAGTTTCTCCAGTTTGTTTGTGTATAATGCTATTATACCATAATGTATCACTTTTAGCAAGTCTTTTCTGTCCTTGCCGTTCTTTTTTCCATATCGTTGTGCATACTTTAATATGTTACCGATACAAAACCCTTCACCATGACCACCATCAATAATAAATTCAGTTGCCTGAAATTTATTTTGACTATAATGGGCGTCATAAGTATTATCAATATAAGTCTTTAGTTCTAGTAAAGCCTTATCTTCATTATATTTGTAGTCTATAGATTTTTTCAATTTTACCTCATTGATTCAATGTGTTTATTTTTAGCATCTTTTGTAAATGGAATAAAAATTTTATTCTCAAAAATATTCATATTAGCAGAAAAAGTCCTACGTTCTCCCTCTCCGTAGAAAGGCATAACAGAATGTCTCAACCAATTTGGAAATATTAACATAGTTCCAACTTCTGGTTTTACATATTCTTCAGTAATAGGTTTAAACCTACTTACATCTTGATTGTCTCCATCACCCCAAGTAAAGTATGTAAATCCATCTACAGTTCCACTTGACTGATTTAATAAAAGACCTTCTTCAGATGGGTCTGGAGCATTTTTAATTTGTTCTGGAACTTTAAGATATAGAATTGCAGAAAGACCAGCTTGTGTTTTTACACCATGACTATGTAATGGATTGTAATCACCAGCATAACTGTTTACTACCCATGCACTAAATGCATCAGCAGTTACATCTCTGTCATAACCTTTTTTTACAAAAGACATACCAGCTCTATCTAGTTGTTGTTTAACTAATTTACCAACTTCATCATTTAAATCAAATTTAAGTTGTGCTGATTTATCATTCTGTTTAATTTGACCAACTAAACCACCACTTGCATCTTCTCCATCTGGTACTATACTTTCATCAATATGTGAATTGATTTCTTCAATTACTGCTGATGGGAGTTCCACTCTTAACATATGTAATGCCATTTTAGTTTTCATTGATGCTTTGATTAGATTTTCATCACCAACTTGGGCAGTAAATTCTTCTGAACCTTCTGGGTCTGAAGATACTATATTATCTGATTCATCATATGTAACAAATTTTCTAATTGGTGGATCATCTGGAGAAGTTTGTTCTGTAATAATTTCACTTCTGACTGGTGGGCCTGGATTATCTTTAGTGTATGTTACTTTTGTTTCAGCATTAGTAACTTTAGTTTCTGTTCCATCTTTTTCTACATTTCTAGAAAGTACCTCGTTTTGTGTTGAAATAGATTGTACATTATTT